CTTCTTCATTAACTGATATTATACCCTTACATTTTAAGGCTAAGGATTTAAAGTTTTCATTATATAGATAACTAGGATTAGCATTAACTTTATTACAATGTTTTAATAATTCTAATTGCTGTTTTAATATAAGGTTTTCTGTTCTCATTCTATTTTGTGTGTCACAATTTTTCTTAGACAGACCTAAATTTTTTCTAAATGAAAATCTTAGTTCGTGTCTATCATTATCATAATCACTCGTACTTGGAATACGATAATCATGTTCGGTTTCGACTTTGTTAATAGATACTTCCATGCTTCCATAGACACATTGTCCTCCATCGTTTTGAAGATATTCGTTTCTACTATGTGCTGGTCCACCAAACAAAGCCAGTAGTGTTAACATTAAAATTAATAATGCAGTAAATCTGTAATCCATCCTGAGAATCTCCATACATTACCTACCTAATAATCATTTAATAAATCTCTAGCTACATCTTTAATATCATAGCCCTGTTCTCGTACAGTATTAGCTAGTACATTGTATAGATTCTCTGCCATCTGCCATGTAGCTTCTGCTGATGCAAGTCTAGTTTTTACATCTGCCATCTTTTCTTGTTCATAAGATAAATCTCTACGCAAATCTTTTATTTGAACTTCTTGTATTTTTATTATTTCTAGTTGATTAGCATTTATAGTATCTGTAAGATTAACTATGTATTTTATACCAGTAAAAGTTCCAAAAAGAACTGATGCTATAACTGGCACTAAGACAAAATTTTTTTTTAATAAATCTAATATATTCATTTCTTATATCCTAATCCTGTTACTCTGTTACTATATAATTTTCTCCATGACCAAGAACTTAACTTGCTTGAGTAATGATAAATAAATAATACTATATGTTTCATACTTTCTCTGCTTTCTTATCCTTGTTAATACCTTTTTTAATTATATAATCTTGTGTACCATTAGCACCTGTCTCAACTTCTTTCTTTAAATTCTTAAACAGTTCCATCTGTTTCTTATCTTTGTTTATCTTTTCAACATAAGCATTAATAAGTTTAGTATCTCTCATTACTTCTTACCAACACCACCTTTAAATATTTGTGTTCCTTTAATACCATAGATACTAGCAACTACTAAAATCCAAAGATTAGTAAACCAACTAGGTAAGTTAGCAAACTTCTCAAAGAACATATCAACCTTAACCATAATCTCAGGGTCTGAACTCCATACAGAATATGACAAAATTAAAATTGGCAAAGTTAGAATTATCAAAACAAATTCATCCTTCCAATCTGATTGTCTTGCTTCTAATAGCTTACCACTATACTCTATTTCTCCAGCAGCCATTTTTGATGCGTGGGTTGCTTGAGCATTAGCCATCATCATCTTTGTTTCTTGTTTCTTTTTATATATATGAGAACCAGCATTCATTGCTAGTTTAATTGCACTAAGCCACATTTTTTTCTCTCCATTCTTTTACATTAAATGAAGGACACTTCTTAACATCATCTACTTCATAGTGTCCTATTATTTTTGTTATATTATATTTATCTTTTAATGTTTCTACGATTTGTTTTAATGTATCAAACTGTTCAGGTAAAAAATTATTTTCCCAACCACCTGATTTATCAGAACCACCTACCATACAAATTCCTATTGATGTACCATTAACTTGTCTAGCATGAGAACCTGTTCTATGTTCTTCTCTACCTACTTCAAGTTTACCATCTCTTTTAATTACATAATGATAACCAATATCATCCCATCCATTATCAACAGTATGCCAATGTTTAATCTTAGCTGCATCTATATCCATATCAGCAGGTGTTGCTGAACAATGAATAACAATCATATCTGTTTTAGTTCTTGGTGTCATTTGTATCTTTAAATAAATTATTAGCTAAATCTTTTAATTCCTTTTTATGTTTGCCATCTATTCTATTATTTAATATAGATTTAATTTTTACACCCCACTTCTTATCTTCAGCAAATCCTGTCTTAGCAATAGCATCTATAATATTTGCTTTACTTCCACTACCTTCATTAAATAATTTTATCTCTTCTCTAACACCAGCATAACTTTCTTTAGTTTCTATCCAATTTAAAAATTGTTCAATAGAAGCTTCTTCTGTTTTAAATTTTTTAATCTTTGCTTTGCTTTGACTAGCAGCTATAGATTCTTCCTTATCATCAAATGATTGAAAGTTAAATAAATTTTTACTATCTCTTTTTAAAAATTCAGATGAACCCCAACCAGTTTCTCCACTTGCAATAGATAATAAAATATCATTAGGTATTACATTATTGTTATTAGTAAGATAAACTTTTTCTGCAGTATTATTTAACCATTCTTTTTTAACAAGTGGTAAGTCAGGAAGATTATCATAAGATTTTTTAATAACAACATTAGTTTTTTTTGCAGGTATTATATCATTAGCTATAGCTTTATCCATATCTGCAGTTACTCCTGTTGTAGCTAGTGTTGTTGCTACAACTGCTGCAGCTAAATCTTTTTTTTTCATAGGTTTTTTCTTTGGTATTAATATAGGTTTATTTTTAGGTATAAGAATTTCTTCCCCTTCTTCATACCCTTCTCTCTTAATAATTCCTCCTGTACTTTTTTTAATTTTTTTATTTTCTTTTGGAATAAAAGGTACTATATTATTTCTATTCCACCAACCTCTTATTTTTGCTGTCCAATCAGGAATAGGCAATACTTTCTTAAAAAATTTTTCTTGCACTTCTTCTCTCTCAGCATTAGTTCCTCCAAACATTTCTCTAACTTGAATCCATTCTCCTAAAGTTGCAATCGTATTTTTACCCCAAGCATATCCAGGTGGCATCCATTCTTTTTTTCCAGGTCCAACAAACTTTCCTATAATATTTTCTGATAACCAACCAGCAGTTCCTGATAATCTTAAACCATAAGCTAAGTAATCTCTCATATCATACTTTGCAGATTGCATAGACCCACCATGTTTTATTTCATCTCTTAATTGATGAATAGCAGAATAAATTGGAACTGATGCCATCATTTTAATAAAAGTTCTTATATCTCCATTCTCTACTCTCTGTATCATCTTATGAGTTTGAGATGATTTAGCCATAGCCCATGATTGAAACTGTCCAAGTAATCGTAAGTATGGATTTTGTGACATAGTAAATAATAATCTATTTGAAACTTGTGGTATTAATGCATCTCTATTTGCAAACAACCACCCAGCTTCATTTAATACATTACTAGCTAATTTATTTTCTAAAGATTTATCGAAGGTATTAAATCTTCCAACCTTTAAAGCATCATCCATTCCTATACCAAGTCTATCTAACCATTTATATACATTTATAACTTTAGGATTATCTGCTGCCAAGCCATCTTTTATCATTAACTTATATAATTTTCTTGTTTGCATCCATGTATCCATTGCACCAGTATTGTAAGCAAATCTTCTTGAGTTACCAGTTAACCATGCTAAACCTATACCTTGAAATACTTTCTTATTAATAAATCTATAAGCTTCTTCAGGTTTACCTAACCATGTTGATATTCTAAAAAAACTTTTAGCATCTGAATTAGTACTTAATACAGAGTCTTTTGATTTTACATTATATGCCATACCTCTAGCTAAAGAATCTTCAATGTCTGCCATTAAATGTAAATTCATATTTCTTGCTGGACCCCATTCTGAAGCAGCACCTAATGTTGTTCTTCCAAGATAAGGAAAACTTTTAACCCAAGCCATCGCATTAGCAGAGTTAACAAAACTACCTACATAATCCCCCATAGATGCAATACTAACAGTACTTAACATCTGTGTATTAGCACCAGTTGATAACATACCTGTAAAAAAGTTATTAGCTTTACTCATTTTTTGATGATAACTGTCAAAGAAACCATCAATAACTCCATAGACATCATCCAATTCTCTTCGACCAGCCCATGAATCATTCCAAGCACCAGAGATATTAGAATTTTTATATTTATTTTTTATCTGTGCAAATAAAGGTTCTAAGAATTTTCCATTAGGACCAAATTGTTTAGTAAAAGCATATGACTTAGCAGTATTAGATACCATATTTGTTAGTATAGATAATATATTTGTATTTAAATATCCTTTTTCCATAAGAATTTTTTCAACTAATTCATAAGGTCCATTTAGTTTTCTTTCATTACTTATATGTTTACTTAAAGGAGTTGTTATAAAATTTTCATTAAACTTTTTCTTATCAGAACTTAACCATTTTTCAATACTCTCTCTATTTAATAATTTATCCCCATCATTTCTATTTGGATTTGTGTACGATTTTACTAATGCTTTAGCAGAAGAATCGGTTGCACCCAAACTTTTAAATATATTAAATAAATCTTTTGCAAATTCTTTTTGATTGGTTACTATTTTTTGAGAGTATTCTCTAGGAAAATAATTTTTAGGTGTAAAGAATTTCTTTCTTTCTTTTGCAGACAATCCTTTTTTAGTAACACCTTGCCATGAAATTCCTTCTAGTTCTGTAAAAATTCCAACATCATTTAAATCTTTTTGAAATCTATATAACCATCCTTCAATATCTTTAGCTAGTTTAACTACTCTTTTATTACCCAACACAGTTTTATCTTTATTACCTTGAATAATAGACATAGCTAACTCACCTTCTTCTATAGATTGTTTACCTATAATTGTAGATATTTCTTTAATCTTTGTCATCCTCCATTTTTCAGAAACATTAACTACAGATTTACCTGCAGCAGGAGAATCAATATTTTCAAGCATAATTTGACCAAATTTAGCAGTTGCTCCACCATATCCTTCAAGTTTAGTTGCATTAGTTGCAGCAAAAGTTATCCTTGCATTTTGAATTGCAAGTTTTAAATTATCACTAGCAGCTATTCCTAATATTTTATCTTTAGTAGCAAAAGAAAATTTAGGACTTGCTCTCATTCCTCTTATAGTTGCACCAACCATAGCACCACTAATTATCCAAGCTTTTAAATTTTGTCCATCATTACCTAAAGCATTAAAAAAAATTCCTAAAGCTCCACCACTTGCACTTGTGACTAAAGGTAATGTACCATAACTTAATATAGGTCTAATAATATTAGAAGTTAGAAAATTTTCATTAGCTGCTAATTTTTCTAAAACTAAAAGATTTCTTTTAACAACACTAGCTGCATACTTATCATATTCTATTCTACCATTTTTAATTAACTGGTCTCTTAGTTTAGCAAAGTTACTTTCATTAAGAAGTAATTTCTTTTCAATATTAGCAAGTTCATTTACTAAACTTTTTGATTTATGTTTATTAATAATTTTTTTAACACCAACATTCCCAACCTTAGCTGTTAATTTATTTGCTTCTTTAGTAAGTTTTTTAATTTTTAATTGTGAAAATATTAATTTTTTATTTCTATCAATAAATTTTAATGATTGAGTTGATAATGCTTCTAAATTTTTTAAATTAGTTCCAATCTCATTATTAAAAATTTTAACTTCTTTAGAATTAGCAATAGCTCTTAACTTATTTAATTCCTTTGGAGACACTCCATAGAATTTAGCTTTCTTATCATTAAGAATAGAGATAATTGCATTTAAATTTTTATTAGTAGCTTTAGGAAAAATTTTAGCAATGGTATCAAAAGCACCTTTAGTAAGACCCCCAAAGACAACTCCACCTGTAACATTTAAACCTAACTCTAATTTATTAACACTTCCCTTAGTACCCATTTGCTCAACCCAATTGTAAGCACCCACTACAGCACCTGAGTGAGCCATGAATCCTTTATAAGTTCCAAGTACTTTTCTAAAAGGTTTATAAGCATAAGCAGCATACCAATAAGGGTCTAAAAAATGACTAATAAGTTCAGTTGCCTGAACAAGTGTATCATTATCTTTTTTACCATCAGCAAACTTCCAATGTTTTTCTGAAAATGCTTTATTTTCTCTAATAGTTTCTTCTAAAGCAAAATCTTCTAAATTTTTATCTTTATCAAATTGTGATTTAATAGTTGCTTTACCTAAATCCCAAAGATGACCACCAAAAAAATTTGCTTTATCCCAACCATAGCTTAATCTATCAGCAGTACTAATATTATACTTAACCTTTGTTGATAAAGAATCAAGAAAATCTTCTTCTTCTGGTTTTTTTAATTGAGGTGGTACTTCTTTTGAATCTACAGTATCCCAATTTGTTTCTTTAATTCCATCCTCTTTATAATTTTTAATTAACTTTTTTAATTCAAAAAGATTCCCTTCATTCCAAGAATTTTCAATAGTAGATAGTAATTCAATACCTTCAGTTACACCACTACCAAGTACAGTATTCTTTTGTGATTGTATTAAGGCATTTATCCATTTAGTATTAGTAGGAGTAGGATTGTCTATTGCATTTTTGGTTTTTTGGATAAGAGATAACTCATCTTTGTTATCTATAGGTTGAGGAAGATTTTCATTATCTTCAGCTACAACACTAAGAGAATCTAGTAAATTTAATTCTTCTTTTGGTTGTTCTAAATTAGTATTAATAACACTAATATTATCTAATATAGAAATATCTGTTGCCATAATATTTTTTATTCAAAAGTCTGTATTATTTCATAAACTCTTGGGAAGTTACTTTTAATTGTAGCTTTATCTTCTTTAGATAAGCTATCCCATTTAGTTTCAGATAAATCCATCCAACTATTTTTATTAGGACTCCAATATTTAACACTATTTTCACCTTGAGAATTTATTTCTTTTGTAGGTTTAAAATTATCAGTAAGATTTTCATCTGTCTTCATATCCTGAATTACTTCATTCATTGCATTAGGTAATTTACTTTCATCCATACTTGCAGCTAAGGCTAACCATAATGATTGTCCAGCATTACTCATAAGTATATTATCTTGATTCATCATTTTTGAAATATAAGCCATTCCTTCATTAGGATTATCTTTATATTTTTTATATCTAGCTTTACTTAATTCTTTAGTATCTGAAAATAATTTTAATACATTATTATATCCAGCTTCAGTTGAAAATATATTACCCCAAGCTGCAGCTAAATTTTTTACTTCAGCTCTATTTAAATTAATAGAAGATGCAACCATCTTACCCATATCATCTTTTTCAAAAGTTTTAAAATCATTATTTATATTAAGCACACTAAGAGGTACTATAGTAACTGCTTCTGGTTTTCCATCTGTACCAAAAACAGGAAAATGGTCTCCTGTTAAATAATAACTTCTATCAACTATATTATTTGAAATAGCTTTATATACTACAGCTTCAGATGATAAATGATAAATGTTTCCTCTAGCATCATTTTGATATCTTTCATCATTCATTAAAAAATTATAAGCAGATGCTGCTGTCATTTTATTTTTTTCATCTTGAAAAGCAGTTTCTATATAATTTGTAATTACTCTTCCAGGGGAATTTAATCTTATTATATTTTTGTCATTAACATTTTTAATTGTATAAAATGCTTTACTATCTGCACCAATTGCTGCAAATATATCTGTTATACTACTGGTTGCTTCTTGATTATCAATACCTTTAAAAGTAACTTTTGCCATTTCAGTATTCCATGCTTTAGAAAAGTCATCTTTAACAGTTTGGTCTGCTGCAGCCCATAAATTAACACCCTCACCACTAGAAGTATATATAGTACCTTGAAGTTTTTTAGATATAAAAGCTTCTTTATCTTTTTGTTTAGCAATTTTTAAAGCTGCCATTTGCTCATCAACTTTATTATTAATTTCTTCGCTGCCTATAACTAAAGGTTTTTCTTTAATACCAGTAATTTTATTAATTAAAAAACTATTACCTTTAGCATCTAATAATTTATTTGTATATTGTTCTGATGCTGCACTCTCTACATTATCTATTTCAGCTTCTAAATATTCTTTACTCTTTTCAGATGTATTATTATAATTAATAGTTCCAGTACCATTTTCTCCAGCCATAGAATTTTTAGTTGAATTAATAAACTTTGCTTGTTCTTTTGCAGCTAAGTTTAAAAAGTTAGGATATAAAATCATATTATATTTAACAGCATAATCATGTGCTGAACCAGTACCATCTTCAGGCATACTTGCATTTAAAGATTTAATTGCTTTAACCTTTGAATCTTCTTGTTCAAAAGCAGCTAATTCTGAATCATACTTTTTATTTTTTCTACTAATATAAGATTGTTTATCAGCAAGAAGCATTTGTCCACGAATTTTTAAATCATCATCTGTATGTTTTCTATCTCTTTCAATAGCTCCTTCAGCTACTGTTAGTAAATCTCCAAAATTAAAACCCATTATACAATCTCCTTATCTATATCTACTGTTTCTTTAAATTCTTCTACTTTTGAAGGTAGTTCTGTTTGTACTCTTTCTAATAAACTTGCACCTAAACTTTCAGCTTTTGGTTTCTCAAATTTATCTTTAGTAGTTGGTTCATTATCATCCTCTCCTCCAACATTAATAGGTACTTCATTATCATCAGGTATATTATTATCACTATCATCTTCTTCACCTTCATATAAAACATAATCCTTAATGTCTGCATAATCAGCTATAGCAACTAACAAATAGATAGTTGGTTCTGCTAATAATAACATTAAATCTGGATTAAAAATTCCTTGAGTGTAAGCACGATATAAAATAATTTGAGCTATTTCTGATAAAGGAGTTCCCTCATCAATTATACTAATAAGCTTACCTAAATTTTCATCAGAAGTTATTTCCATATAAACATTTTCCATAGCTTCATCTTTATCAGTAATTTGAGAAGGTCTTTCCCATGACTTAGGCATATCTGGAGCTGTAGTTAAAGATTCTCCAGGTACAGGTGAACTAAAAGGATTAGGTCCTATTTCACCACCTTCTGCAGCAGTCTGTCTAAGCATAAATTTATCATCTTCACTAACAGGTTCTTTAAATTTCATTTTTGATGCTGCTTCAGTATCTAAAGTAGTTCCACCATGTTTATCTCTATACATTCCAGTATTTAAAAGTTTTTTCTTTTCATAATAACCAATGGCAGAGCCTTCATTCTTATTCCATATACCATCTTTTTCTAATCTATCACTTTGTTTATCTAAAAACTTATCAGCTTTATGTACTTTCATATAAGCTTTATTTAATTTTTTTATTTTATCACTTCTCTTATTAATTAAACCACCTAGAATAGGATAGTTCTCATCAGGATTAGATGCTCTTTCAGCTTTCATAGCTGCCTTAATATTATTTTTTTTAATATCAAGTCTAGCCCAACCTTCTTGAATTATCTTTGCAGCATTCTTTTTAGCTTGGTTATCTATTTCTGTTTCTGGTAATTTATTTTTATTTGCCATTATGTTTTTTTCTTTTTAGGAAAACCTGCTTTCATATTAGCATAAGCTTTCTTTGTTATAGTTGTTTTGTTTTTTGGTCTAGATGTACCAGCTTTTTTACGAGCATTAATATTTTTATAAAGACTCATTAATTGCTACCTACCATATTATCCTGCTAATATATCCATATTTTTATATGAGTTTTCAATGTTTCTTGCATTTGCGTCACCAAATACTTTTGCAAAAAGAGAACCACCACTAGAACCTATAATTTGAGATGCATCATAATTTGTTTTTGAGTCAGTATAAAGATTAGAGTTATTATCAACTGCATAAACTACATCATGTTTATCTGGTTCTGCACTTAATAAACTATCAGCTTTACTAAAAGCTAATTTCTTAGCTTTCTTTTTCCAACTATCTTTAGCAATTTGTTCTTTAAATGAACCATCACCATTAAACTCATAAGTACCTTGTCCACCTCCTCCTGCTTGTCTTAAAGAATAATCTTTTGAAGTTGATAAATCAAAATCTAAATAATTATTTTCTCCACCAACACTATTAAATAAATCAGTAGATGTAGCACCATTTTCTAACATGATGTCTCCTATTTGTTGGTCATTAATATAACTACCCATATCTTTTGCACGAGTAACTAAATCATTTTTATATCTTAATGCATTCTTAGATAAAATATTATTTTGACTCCAAGCATCATTAATAGTATTTGTAATTAATCTTTGATTACCAACTTGTGCTTTTGATAATTCTTGAGTCCACCAACCACCACTTTGTGTACCTAAAGATTGTCCTTGAAGTTGTGAACCTTCAATTACACCTGCTTGTAAAGCTGATGCAGCTTGATTAGTTGTCATGCTTTTATTAATTAATGTATTATTCCAAGAAGAAGGACCTGTAGCCATCTGTCCTGTAATATCTACACTACCAGCCACACCTTTTTTCCCAAAAGCTTTTGCAAAGTTTTGTTGAGAAGACCTATATAAATTTTTTGCACCTTTAGAAATTTTTGTCCAATAGTTTCCTACTTTAGTTCCTTTACCTGCAAAAGATTGAAAAGTTTTAGCAATTGATTTTGAAATTGAATTAAAAACATTACTCATTGCACCAGTTGTAGCTCGGTAGCCAGTTCTAATAGAGTTACCAACTTGTCCAGCACTTCTTAAAAAAGTTGACCAAGCACCTGTACCTTGAGTTGCTTGTAATCCTGTAGTCATAGTACTTAAACCACTAAGAGCATAGGGCATCGCCATAGCTAAAGCTATAGAACCTAATGGACCTAATTTCTTATTAACATAATTAACACCTCTCATTACAGCTTTACCAACTTTTGCAATACCTTTTGCAACACCTTTAAATATTTTACTTAAAGGTTTCTTTGCTGACTTCTTTACTTTTTTCCAAATTTTACTAAAAAATCCCATATTATATAATCCTTAATTTTTTTTGTTTGCTTCTATTGTTTTCCATATATCTAATCCAAAACCACCAAGATTTTTTAATTGTGAAATCTTATTAGAATCTAAAGCTGCTTCATTTCCTAAAGCTGCAATAGTAATATTAGTTTGTCTTTCGTCTTGATTTTGTGCTGCTTCATATTCCCATTTAGCAGAATCTCTCATTTCTTGCCATAGAAAAGATAAACCTTGATTACTCATATTAAATGAGTTCATAGCATTAGCTTGATTAACAGCATTTGCTCCTGCAGTATTTGCAGTATTCATCTGTCTTCTCCATAATACATTTGATTGTTCAATTAAATTTGAGTTCTGTGTATTAAATTGTTCTCTATTAAAATCTAGTTGAGTATTAAATTTTTCTATTTCAGTATTCATAGTATTTTCTAATCTATCAGCTTCTAAAGTATTATTCTGATTTAAAGCAGCTACTCTATTTGTTTCAGTTGAATTATAAACTTGCATTGCATCATTTCTTGCAGCATTTTGTTGATTGATTGTTGATGCTAAATTGTTTATAAACTGATTCATTTGATTTGTACTTGTTGCATTAAATTGAGCAGCAGCATTTGTAGCAGCTTGGTCAGATAACATTGTTTGTTGTCTTTGTTGTGTATTTAATATTTCAGTTTGTTGTGCTGCAGATAAATTAGTCATATCCATTTGTAAAAAAGCTTGAGCATTACCTACTGCTTTTTGTTGAGCATTAGATAAATTAGCCATATCCATTGTAGCTAACTGTACAGCATTTTGCATTGTACTTTGTTGAGTATTAGATAAATTAGTTAATTCAAATGTTTTATATAAATTAGAATTTGATATTGCAGTTTGTTGTGCATTGTTTAAATTTAAAACATCAAAACCTGCACTTGTTTGTGCATTAGCTAAAGCAGTTTGTTGTCCTGTACTTAAATTAGCTAAAGACATTTGTTGAGTTAACTGTCCTTGAGTTAAACCAGCTTGTTGTACATTTGCTAAGTTTGCTAATTTAGTTTGTTGAGCTTGTGCAGCACTAGCAATAATAGCTTGTTGTTGGTTCATTGCATTTAGTTTAATTATCTCTTGTGAAAACTGACCATTCATCATCTTAGCTTTCATATCATTCTCAGAGTTTACTAATTGAGTTTGAAAGCTTTGTTGTGCTGATAATACTGATGCTTGTTGTTCGTTAGTTAAATTTTGTGATGCTCTTTGTTGTAGAGCTGTTGCATTAGATTGAGCAATAGGTAATGCACTTTGTATAATTGCATTTACTAAAGCATCTCTTCCAATAGAAGACTTACTTAATCCTCTTTGTGCTAAATTCTTTTCAACATTTTCAACTGCAGCTCTAGCCCATGTAGGAATAGTACCAGTATCAATACCAGTTAACAAAGAAGTTATTTGTGTAGATACTAAAGCATCTGTAGGTAAAGAAGCGATTGAAGCTTGTACCGAAGTAGGTGAACCTTGAATTGTTGCAGTAAGTTGAGCAGGATTACTTGCGATTGCTGCTACAATAGCAGTAGGTAATGTTGCAGTTTGTCCAGCAACAGTTGCAGCAGTACCACTTAATACTGAAGCTAAAGCTCCTGAAGATAATTGTCCTGAAGCTGCTTGAGCAATTGCTGAACTTGATGGTCCACCAGTTGCACCAGTTGCAGTACCAGATAAACTTCCAATAACTGTACCTATTTGTGAATTAGTTCCAACTGTACCACTTTGAGCAGTACCACTTTGAGCAGTACCAGTAGCACCAGTCATTGTTGATAAGGTAGGAGCTGTTGGAGTAGCTGCTGAAGAAGATGTTAAAGCTGTTGGTGATGCTATTGATTGACCAGTAATTGAAGCTGAAGCTATATCTGTAGGAGCAGCTAATGTATTACCACTTAATAATTCATTTGATTGTACACCTTGGTTTGTATAAGATTGTTTAGCTGATGCTGCTAATTCAGGTGATTTGATTTGGTCAGTAACAAACTTATCTATGTTTTGATTTCTAGTACCTAAACCACCTTGTTGTGGTTCAGAAGCTTTAGGAATACTTTTAAAATCTCTAACTTCATCACCAACAGCATATTTTTTTCTTCTAATTCTTTTAATCTTTGTTAACATTATTTTCCTTAATTATAAATAAAATTATATATTCCACTTATTGCACCTGCTATTATAATTAATACCCAGATTGCACCTTTACCTTTATTGATATCAGCTCTTAAACATTTAGTTTCACTTCTAAGTTCTTTTATTTCTCTTACTAAAAAATCTATTTTAACTTCTGTAGCTGATTTTCTTGGCATTATTTTCCTTGACCTTTGTAGGTTTTAACACCAGTTTGTCTTCGTTTATGTTTATTCATACTGCTTGTAGTTGGTCTTCGACCTTGAGAACTGCCTTTGGGAATCCTGACATGGGCATCTTTATTTAATAATCCTTTTGCTCTTGCCATAATTATACCATATTATATTGTTAATGTCAACCTTACCTAGCTTTAGCAGTAACACCATTTGTACCTACGATTGATTGTCCAAATGCCATATAAATATTTGTGTTACTTGAAGCATTATAATTTGTATCAGTTGTTCTTATTTTAAAACCATTACTTAAAAAATCCATTTCTTTAGTGGTGTCCTCAACTAAAGAATCATTTGCTGCTATTGCTTTTGTCATTTCATTACTCGGTGACCTTTTATTATCCCACATAAGCCATTCTCCTGAACCAGTTGCATCTTTAATCATTAAAAATGCTGGTTTGAATCCTGTATAAACAAATGAACCATCAGCATTTCCATTACCTGTGTAGGATGAAAATTTTGAGTAGCCTTGAACATCTGCGAAGCAATATGCAATCATACTATTTCCACTTCCATTTACTGCTGTATCACTACTAACAATAAAATCAGTAGCATCAGGAGTAGAGTTATTAAAAAATCCAGATGCTGTTGTAGGTGTAGCAGTAGTATTTAAATAACATGCTTTAGTATTTCCTGTACCTACATGATATACAACCCATTGAGCTGAACCATTAGATAAATTTTTAATCATAACAACTTTAGGTATTACTCCTAATCCATGTGAAACTAAAATATTTCCTGCTGTTCCTGTCCATTTAACAATACTAAAACCTGCTGTTGTATTAGCTCTGACAGTAGAAGTTACACTACCACTATTAAGTGTTTGTGAAGCTCCTGCTTTCCAAGTCCATGATACAAAAGTATCTCCATTATTATTATATCCACCTTGACCACCAAGAGAAAAACCATCTGTTACAAAGCCTGTTACCCCTGTACTATCTGTTGCTTCTGCACCAGTTGCATTAGAATATATTGCTTTTGTTGCACCTCTAACAGAATCTACTAAATGATGACTTGCAGGACTATTTCTTCTTTTTAACCAAACAAGGTCTGCTTGAAAAGTACCTGATTCAGTTATATTTCTTGTTCCATCATCACCAGTATAGAGCATAGTGTTTTGATAAAGTTTGCTATTATTTATTGTAGTATAAGCCATTATTCGTTAAGTCCTTTTGTGTTAAGTGCTGAGTATCCTGCTGGTACTGTATAATTAAATTTAGATGCACCTTCTGCACCTGCATAACCATTACCTGAGTTTGTAGTTATTGCTGTTGTTCCAAAAAAACCATTGCCGAAGTTTACATTACAAACTCTACTTTGATAATTAGTTGCTAAAGGCAACCAATCTACACTTGTAGATAATCCTGTATAAGCAGAGTTAGTTGTAGTACCTGATGCTATTTCAGAAATAGTAGCAGAGTTTTGCCATACACCATCTTTAGAAAACCAAATAGTACCAGTTGTACTATCAAAAGCTGTTCCTATTATATTTCCACTTGCATAGGTACTTCCATAACTTGTAGCAGTACCTTCATTAATTTTATTTCCATCATCTTCATAGCCAACACATTGATTTCCAATAAAACTATTATCATAAGAAGATAAATCAACTATTCCAGTAGTTGCACTTCCATCTGACCCAGCACTAACCCATTTAGTTTCCCAATAATATTTACCTTTTAATGCAATAGAACCAACAGCATTAAGATTAGAATTTGAATTATTAAATGATGCTGTTGTATTACCATTTGAAAATGTTGGGTTTCTATCTCCACTAGTTTCTCTAGGAACTAAAGGCATAAATGTAGCAAAAACATTATCAGGATTATCTTTTAAATCTGTAAGAGTACCACCACCTAATGTAAAGTCATTACCTTCACCTGATTGGTCAGTAATACCATTACCATCTTTAAGAATAAAGAATCCATTATTTCCATAAGTAACTGAAGGAGAAGTCTTAGCTTCCCACTCACCTGTAGTTGCATCTGTTGAACCGAAAGCTGATGCGTCATAAGCTGTTCCATCTATAAAGTGTAAATGAGAAACTGAACTATCAAGATAAGACGCATTTCTATAACTATCTTTTCCTATTGTATGTTCAATAGCAGAATTTATAAGTGAAGCTTGATTTTGAGTTGGGTATGTTAAATCACCCCCAACAGATGTATCTGTTTCTTGATTTCCATTTATATAAATTTTTAATCTTTCAGAATCTGTAACATTTGCAGAATCAAAAGATATAACTAAATTATACCAACCAGAAACATCTCTTAATCTATTTGATAATCTAAAAGAGCCTAGTGCTGAACCACCACTTACTTGAGAATAGTATTGTAGTTGACCACTATTGTAATTAGACCAAATTTGTTGATAATTACTACTATCGCCACCTGCACTAAATAAAGTATTAATATCTCCACCTATGTGTCCTTTTTTAATCCATGCAGAAAGTGTCCACTTTTTATTATTTGTTGGTGTTCCTAAAGTTCTTGTTAAATATGTATTAGCCATTAATTAAATCCTCCTGAGCCTGACATCTCAAAAGCGAAGCTCATACTAAAAGCTCTTACTGCTGTCTGTCCTTCGGCATCTGTTGCTGTTATACTAAAATTTTTTGTACCTGCTGCTGTAAATTCTGTTTGTGTTCCTGCTATTGTACAACTTCCTGTACCAGAAGTAAATGTTAATCCTGTTGGTATTGCACTTGTTGTTACTGCAAATGATGTAGCATTAGTTGCTGATAAAGTAATTGTACTTACAACTGAACCACCAGTATAAATAGAACCTGCTGCTGTTGTCCAAGCTGGAGCATCTGATACTGTTAGTAAAGCTGAACCACTTCTTACTGCATTACCATCATTGTTTTCAATTCTTAAATAGTATGTACCATCAACTGGTAAAGTAAATGTTGCTATGACTTGAGTAGCACTTGTATAAACAATACTATCTGCTGGTGTAATAGCACCTGTAGAATTAATTGCTTCTACTTGAGGTACTGATATAAAATTTGTTCCTGTTATCGTAACTGCTGTTGCAGTATTTTCTATAACTGTTGGAGATATGCCTGATATAGTAGGTTTTGTTTCTCCGATTGTAACACTACCACCTAATGAAACTGCACTACCATTAATTGTAATAGAGCTAGTAGATAATTTTGATGTTGCTATAGCTGCTGAATTATTAATATCTGCATTAACAATTGTTCCATCAACTATCTTTGCACTTGTTACTGCATTATTTACAAGTTGTGCTGTATTAACTGTACCATCTGCTGGTGTTGTAATAAAACCAGTACCCATTTGATAAATAAAATCACAAGTATCTGCGTCTGCTAAAGCACTACTAAAAGTTATTGTTGAACCACTAACAGTAAAGTTACCATATTGAGTTACACCATTGATTGATACAACCATAGTATCTGCTGAAGCTGGTACGAATGCTACACTAGCTTTAGTTAAGTTATAAGGACCAGCACCTGTTGCAGTAGCTGGAGTTATAACATCTAGTTTTTCAACTATGCTAAATCTATCTAAATTTTGTCCTATGTATGCCATATTATTTTTACTTTATTATTTTATATTAAAATGTTATATTTCCTGAAGCTGTCCATGTAATAGCTGTGTCTGAACCAACTGCTGAAGCTGAATAAGTTCCTGTTATTCCAGTTTTTTGATTGTAGTCTGCTGTTGACATTCTTAAAATTACAATACCATTTCCACCTGCTCCAGACGGAGAAGTATGACTACCATATCTAGCTGAACCACCTCCACCAGAACCTGTACCATTTGTACCAGATGTTGCAGCAAGGTCAGTACCTGCATCTCCACCAGAACCTCCATTACCACCACCTGCTTGACCTAAACCGATTACAGACCTTGCATCATTTCCATAAACTCCACCTCCACCACCACCTGCGTATTGTATTGCTGAACCATTTATTGAATTTGTTAATCCTTCTCCACCATTACCACCACCTGTAGCAGAACCATTAATTCCTGCGTTTGATGAACCACCTCCACCACCAGAGCCATAATTAGGTGAACTACTATTACCATTACCACCACCATAACCTTGACCAGAAGTACCTGAAGCACCAGAACCATTACCATAAGCACCACCACCAGAACCACCAGTTCCACCATTAGCATAAGAAGCAGTACCACCACCACCTCCTCCACCTATAGAAGTAATGTCTGTAATGTTAGAACCAGAAAATACACTGTTTTGACCTTGATAACCTCTACCCATATTAGTAGTTGCTTTTGCAGCACCACCATTACCAACTGTAACTGTGTAAGTAATTCCAGTTCCTAAAGTGTAAGCTGAACCACCATAATTAGTTAAGTAACCACCTGCTCCACCTCCACCACCTCTTTCATTTCCACCAGAACCACCACCTGCTACTACCAAGTAGTAAGCTGTTCCTACAAAGAAAGATGAAGTTAATGAAAATGCTCTAGTTACAAATTGATTCTCTACATCGGTAGCTTTAAGTGTAAAATTATATGCTGTTCCACTTGTTGAACTACCACCAAAATCTGTTGTAGTTATTGCTCCTGTATTAGGATTTAAAGAACAGTTAGCTTGACTTGAATTTGTTAATACATTTGTTGTTTCAGAAAATGTTATAGCACTATCCGAACTAGCTGCAACTGTTGCAACTGCACCTGAAAAATCCCCAGCTACAGTTCCTAAAGAACCTGCATTAGTTGAAAATGTTGGAGCAGTAGATGCTGTTAAAATATTGTTTGTACTTCTTCCAGCATTTCCATCTGGGTTTTCTATTCTTACAAAATAGTTTCCTAATGCTAAAGTTAAATTAACTGAAAGTGTTGTAGCATTTGTAAATGATACTGTGTTAGCAGTTATAATTGCACCAGTATCTGATTTAATAAATTGTACTTGTGGTATAGCAATAAAATTTGTTCCTGTAATATTTATTGTTGTAGCTGTATCAGGTGCAATTGTTTGTGCTACATTAGCTACAGTTGGTTTTGTTTCACCTACTGTTACACTTCCACCTAGACTAACAGCACTTCCATTAATTGTAATAGAAGAGTTATTTAATCCTGTATTTTTTACTTTTGTTGTTGCCATATTTTATCTTGCGTTATTAGGAACATTATTGCTCCCTACTATTGATTGTCCGAATGCCATGTAGATGTATGTTACACCATTACTATTTTGACTAGAATGAGTTATTCTAATTTTAAAACCATTTGATAATAAGTCTATTCTATCGTCATTATTACTTTCAGCATCTGTTGCATTAGCTTTTAAATAATCATTTTGTGGGTTGTAACCATCTCTTTTATTGTCATGCATATACCAATCTCCTGTAGCAGAAGAAGGTTTTGTCATAACCCAAGCTGGTTTAAATCCTGTGTAAACAAATGGACCATCAACATTTCCATTACCTGTGTAGCTTCCAAATTTTGAGTAGCCTTTTTTTTCTGCAAAACAGTAGGCTATATATGTTGCACCACTTGTATTAACACTTCCATTAGTTCCTATACTAAATAAAGTATCTGTAGGACTTGTATCATTCCATCTATCACTTTGTGTACCTGCTGCTCCAGTATCAAAATTTATTTTTTTAGTAGCACCTAAACTTGCATGATAAGTTGTCCAAGAATCTGCACCACTTAATTTTTTAACAATTATAAATTTTGGTATTGCACCTAAACCATGACCAATTGTAGCATTACTGCCTGTACCTGTCCATGAGCATATTGAAAAACCTGCTGTTGTATTAGCTGAAACAGTTGAGTTTATAGAACCTGCTGTATTAGCTGAACCTGCACCATTTGCTTTCCAGTTCCATGATGCAAAATTAATACTATTACCATTTACTTTTGTTCCATTACCTAATGTAAAACCATCTGAATTAAATGCAGTTAATGTTGAGGTATCAGTTGATTCTGTACCAGTAGTATTGGAAAAAATATTTTTGGTAACACCTCTAACTGCATCAGTTAAAACATGATTTCTAATATTATTTCTATCTTTTATCCAAGTAAAATCTGGTTGAAAACCAACACCTGTAATAGCATTTGTTGATGCGTTACCTGTGTAGAGCTTAGTGTTCATGTGCAAACTGCTCTTATTTATTGTAGTATAAGCCATTATAAATTTAATCCTTTTGTTGATAAAGCTGTATAGCCTGTTGGTACATCATATTCAAATATTCCATTGCCACTTGCGTTAGTTCCTGCACTAGATACTGCTGTTGTTCCGAAGTAGCCATTGCCGAAGTTTACTTCTATAGTATCTTGACCTGCTATAACTCCAAAAGCTACTAAATACATACCTTGTGATGTAGAACCTACTGAAGTTATATTAACTCCAGAAGCACCTAATATTGAACCATTTTTATAAAAATATATTTTGTTTTGTGCTGAATCTAAATCTACAGCTATTCCTATTATATCTCCTGCTGTATAAGTTGCATAAGTTGCAAGAACAATGCTTCCACCACTTCCATTTGTTGTTTCAACTTTACCTGTACTTAACAAACCATAACCATTTAATTGTAAAGGTGCAGGAGAAGCAGTATTTCCAAAACTTGGTATAGGTTGAATACCTAGAAAAGGTGCTGATGAACTTAATGTTTTAGCTTCCCAATAATATTTACCTTTAAACATTGGTATAGTTGCTGTGACACTAGCTTCTCTACTAGTACCTGTAGTAATTTTTGTATTACCATTACTAAATGTAGCATTAGCATAATAATTATCTAAAGGATTTAATGTAGCAAAATTATTGCTTGGATTATCTTCTGTTTTTGTAAGTGTACCACTAGCTAAAGCAAAATTATTAGAATTTGATGATTGGTCTGTAATAGTATTTCCATTATGTAAAATCATAAAACCATTAGTACCCCAAGTAAAAGAAGTTGAAGTTAAATCTTTAATTCTCCATTCTCCAGTATCGGTATCTGTTTCTCCAAAAGAAGTAGGTGCTAGTGATTGCCCATCAATATTAATAATATCTGACAACACTCCACTAAAATAATCATAATTATTACTGTGTCCACCTATTTGATGAACTGCTGTTACATTCCAAGCTAAATCTGCGTTTAGTGAAGGTTTTGTATCTGTTGAATAACCACCTACTGTTCTTTCATCAACACCATTTATGTATATTCTAAATCTATCATCTGCAGTTGACTGTGTTGTATCAGCTCTGATAACTAAATGATACCAAGCAGATTTATCTAAAAATTTTCTATTAGTAACTAAATTAACACCACTTTCATTATAACATCTTATTGTTCCAGCTGATTGAATCATACATCTAAAATAACTACTAGAAGTCTGACCAATTATTTCTCTTGAATCTCCACCTGCACCATCAGTAAATGGGTGTTTTCCTATTTTAAACCAAAGTGAAATTGTAAATGTTTTTCTATTACTTGCTGAACTTGGTGTTCTTGTTAATTTTGTATTCATTAGTTAAATTGTCCTCCACCTGTTGACCCAGTATAGAAGCTAGAAGTTAAACTAAATACTCTATCTGCTGTTTGTCCTTCTGCGTCTGTTAATCTTAAAGTAAATGTGTAAGTAGTAGCTGTAGTAGAACTACCACCAAAATTTGATGTTGTGATTGCACCTGTTGAACTATTTAATGAACAGTTTGCTTGTGCAGCATTTGTTAATACTGATGTTGTTTCTGAATAAGCTACTGTAGAATCTGAACTACCTGCAACTGTTGCAACTGCACCAGAAAAAGAACCTGCTACTGAACCTATTGAACCTGCTGCTGTAGACCATGTAGGTGCTGTAGAAGCTGTAATAATATTATTCGTACTTCTTCCTGCGTTACCATCTGGATTCTCTACTCTAACATAATAATTTCCTGTAGCTAAAGTACAGTTAACTGAAAGGGTAGTTGCATTTGTAAGACTAACAGTATTAGAATTTAAAATTGCACCTGTTGTACCATTAATAAATTGTACTTGAGGTATTGCTACAAAGTTTGTACCAGTAATATTTATTGTTGTAGCTGTTGCTGGAGCAATAGTTTGAGATACATTAGCAACTGTAGGTTTAGTTTCTTGTGCAGATACCCAACTTAATTGATTATTTGCATTACCATTAGTAGCAAGTACTTGTCCATTACTTCCAACACTTGTTGGTAAAACTAAATTATAACTTTGTCCTGCAGAATGTGCAGGTCCAGCTATTGAAACTCCATGTGAATTTTGTGAACAGTTAAGAATTAATTTTCCATCTGCTGAAGAACCATCACCTTTAATAGTTAGTCCAGGTGTAAATTCTGTTTTAGCATTTGTGATAGCATCTGCATTTACTTTAACTTCAGTAACAGAATTACTTGCAAGTTTATCTGCAGTAATTATTCCATTATTAATATCACTTGATGTTAAAGCTGCGTTAGCAGGAGCTTTACCGACATATGCCATACTTAATTGTTTCCTTGTTTATTATGCTGAGATAGTATCTACAACACTTGTAATTATATCAACAGATGAAGCTGCCGAAGCATAAGCTTCAACTGAATCGCCATTCTGTAATACAACTTTAGAACCACCATCAATTAATTCTAAAGAACCACCAGTAGGGATAGGTGCATCTTTAATAATGTGATAAATGTTGCTTCCATTTTTAACATATACAGTTACATTAACAGCAGTACCAGAAGTGTTTGCACACCTTACTCCTATTATTGCATCATCTGAATTTGCTGCTGTTCTTAAAACAGTTGCAGACCCTGATGAATTTGATATGTTTCGTTGTAAACTATTTTCGAAATCTTGTGCCATAGAATTATCCTAATTATACCATTTTATTGTTTAACTGTCAACACAAATTATAAAGCAATTGCCATTGCCACAGCAAAACCTGCTGAAGCTTTAGTAGCTATATTTGTAGTATTCGTAGAAATATTAGCAGTCGCTGTATTGATTTGTGTTTGTATTGCTGAAGTTACACCATTGATGTAACCAAATTCAGTATTATCTACTGAACCATCTCCTACTAAATTAGCATTTAATCTAGCACTTGAATCTATTGTAGCTTGTTTACTATCTATTTGTGTTTGAGCATTATCTGATAAAGTATTTATATACTTTAATTCTGTATTTGTTATTGAACCATCTGCAAGTTTAGTTGCATCAATACCAGCAGCAAGTTTGCTACCAGCAATAGCTGCATTAGCTTTAATGTCAGCATTAACAATATTAGTAATAGTATTGTTATCAGAATCAATTGATTTATTTGTTAAAACTTGTGCAGTTGTTTTATCAACTGTTGTAGATGTATCAATATTTAAAGTTGGAATTGGTCCTGATAAATCTGTTCCACTTAAACCTGTTCCTGCTACGATTGCAGTAAGGTCTCCTGCTGAAACTTGAGTAGCAACATATGCTTTAATAGATTGTTGTGATGCAACTGCTGTAGCTGAATCAGAAGAAAAGTTATCTTCATCTAAGAATGCTGAACCACTAAGAGTTCCATTTAATACTGGGCTAGTTAAAGTTTTAGATGCTAGAACCTGAGAACCAGTTAATGTTGCAACTGTATTATCAATAGTAATATTATCTGCATTAGCTGTAATACCTGCACCACCTATAACATTTAAAGTTACATCACCTGATACTCCTCCACCTGTCATACCAGCACCTGCTACAACTGAAGTAATATCTCCAACTGGAATAGTAGCTACTGCTGTATCTACATAACTTTTAATTGATTGTTGTGTTGCTAATTTTGTAGCACTATTTGAAGACATATTATCTTCATCAGCTATATCTGTAATTGATACTGAACCTGTTCCTTTAAGACTATCAAGTTCTACACTACCAGTTACATTTAAATTACCACCTAAAGCTACTGATGCTGCAGTTAAATCTATATAAGGAGTTGTTATCTGTACTTCAGTATTTGCATTTAAATTAAGAGTTCCAGCAGTACTTGAATTAATATTAACTGCAGCTTGACGAAATATAATTTTATCGTCAGTAGTAGTTTGTATATCTGTACCACTTGTAGTATTACCAATTGCTAAAACTTCTGCAAGAGTATCTGATGTACCTACTTGTGCATCAACATAAGTTTTAATTGCTTTAGCACTAGCAAGTGTATCATCACTAGATGAAACTGTACTTAAATTTGTATCTACATCTGTAATAGATGTTGCTGAACCAATAACTAAACCATCTAAAGTTACAGTACCATCAAAGTAACCATTTTTAAATTGTAAAGATGAAGTACCTAAATCAATATCATTATTAGTAGTTGGTACAATTCCACCATCTTGTATTTTAATTTGTTCTACTGCACTACCACTAACATTAACATTAAACTCTAAATGATTGTTAGGAGTGTCTATAAGAATTTTGTTTAAAGGAGTAGCTAAACTTGCATCACCAATCAATCCAATTACTGGACCATTAGCTGCAGTACCATCATGTTTGTGTCCTGTAGTGTTTACAAATGCTGCTAAGAGTGCGTCAAATTCATTATTAAATAAAGATGCATCAATTGTATTACCATCTGCTATTGTACTTTGTCTTACATAACCTGCCATATTATCTTCTTCCTCCTGCTATAAATGATACAAACATTCCATTAACTGAGTATGCTGCATCTGTATCGTTAGTGAAAAATCTAAAACTATTTGAGAATCCACTTCCTGTTACTAAAACACTTTTACTTGGTAGTGTTGTTGCTCCAAAAAAAGCAGAGCCAAATAAAGCAGTAGCTTGTCCAAAGAGAGAAGCACTACTTAAATTACCAACTGAAAATTCTCCTGGTTGAGGAACTTCAGAATTATCAAAGTCATATCTAATTCTTAACTTTAAATTGTTTTGTGTACCTTCAGGTTCAATATTAGTTTTAACTTTATATAAACTTTTTCTTAAACCATTATCACCATAATCCATATCTGGTGTTTGAAATCTTGCATTTATAGTTGATGTATCAAAATTGTTACCTTTATCTATTTCATAAATGTAACCAGATTCATTTGCACCAAACTTAACTTCTTCGTTTTGAGGATTTAATTCTGAAGAACAAAATTTTAATTCCATTCCTTTTGTTTCACTCCACTCAAAAGCAGGAACTCCATTTGAATCAAATTTAAAAGTTCCAATAATTCCTAATTGTCCTGACTTAGCTTGACCTGACTTATGATAGAATAATCTATACTGACTTCTTTCTCTAATAACCATACTAGAGATAGTGTACTGTTGAATATTTTTTAATAGATTATTTATTAAAGGTAAAATTTTTCTACTAATAGAACCAATTTCAACATCATCAATTCTAGCTGTACCTGCAACTGTTCTTAATCCATCAGGTGCTAGGAAGATTAAATCTCCCCCAATCTCCTGAATAGAATTTCCATTTACACAACCTATATTTTTGGTTATAGACTTAATTATAGGGGTAGAATCAAGGCTTGTCAACTCAAAGATACTATTTTTGCAAAATATAATTAAGCTATTTCTAAATACTTTTATACCTACAATAATATCTCCAACATCTATTTCACCTGCTGAAGAACCTTCAAAGTCATATGGCTTTAATCTAGCACTATAAACTACTGTACTTGTTGAAGATGTTTGTCCTGCTACTACTAATCTTTCTGAAAATATTTCACATACTTTAGGATTAGAAGGAGCTGGAGAAGCTAATTCTTCAAAGTAGTAAGTGTTAACTCCACCTAATACTGTTATTTGAAACTCTGCTATTTTATTAGTACTATCAGTAATATATAAACTACCATAAGCACCATCTGATTCAAAAGTAGCAAATTGATTATTTGATTGATTACTTCTAGTTATAGTTGTTGAACCAGATAAAGCTGCAGCAAGTACACCACTTTTTTTTACAGTTTGACTTGAAGCTGCTGTTTGTACATTACTATCTAATGTTAATACTGTATTACTTGTAATTGATAATACTCTATAGTTAATAGAGTTAATTTGTATTCTATCATTAACAGCAAACTCAGTTGTAAATGCTGTACTACTTCCTGTAACTGTAGCTGAACCTGAAGATACAGAAACTGTTCCTGTTTTAGTTACATAAGTATTTTTATTAATTTGTAACCAATTGATACCATTATTTGACCAATAAATTCCTGTACCTTGACAAGCTACGACTCCACCTGCATAAGGTATTAATCCTGTAATAGCATCTGTTAATGTACCTGAAGGTACTGCTGTACTTCCACCACCCCATTTAGTATAACCATTAATTCTTCTATAACCACCTGTTGTAGATGATTCAAAATTTTCTAATATAGTTGCAGCACCTGGAGTTCGGAATAAAGCATGAGAGCTTGATACTAAATCCAAACCTCCTGCAACAGTAATTGAAGCTCCTTGTGTTGGCATAATTTATTATCCTATGGTAGTAAGTAAGTAAACCTTACATCTGTCATATATTGTGGCTGTGGTGAATTTAAATTGTCAGCCATATTTTGTAATCCTTTTTTATATTCATCTAAAGCTAATTGCGATTGAGCAATATTATCTTTAAATTGATATAAATAATATCTAGCTCTTGCTAGTAAAACTGGTTTGTATTGTTCTGGGAATAAAACTGTATCTGTATCTGCTGCTAAAGCAGTAGGTCTATTATATGCAAAGAAATGTATATTATAAACTTTATCTGGTATAGGAGATAATCCAAATCTTCTACCATCTGAACTTCTTATAATTCTTACTGGAGTTGCATAACTACCAGTTCTTGCAGAAGTTTCTTCATTCTGAGCATAGTTACTTCTCCATTGTGTTAGAGTTGTAAATGGTAATTTATTTATTGTGTAAGGTGAATTAGTATCTTCTAAAGTAAACATATCCCAGTTTACTGAATCAAAATCTGTATCTATATT